CCTCATCAAATTTTAACTGGGGTTTTGATAAAAACTTGTAAGAATTCAATTCATTTAACAACAACAAATTTAGAAGTTGTTATAAAAACAAAATTAATGGGGAACTTTGAAGAAGATGGTGAAATTTTAGTTCCTTGTGCAACATTAAATTCAATTATAAGTAAATTGGATTCTAAAGAATGTATACTTGAAACAAAGGATAATAAATTAATAGTAAGACAAGGAAAATTAAAATTTAATATAGGGTTATTGGATAAAGAAGAATTTCCAAAAATTAAAAAAATAAATTGGATTGATATTGGAAAAGGAAAAATAAAAATAATTAGAAATTCATTGTTTGCTTCTCAAGAGGCAATTAGTTCTGGGAATCAAATTTTGTATAGTTTGTTTTTTGACAAGGATAAAATAATTGCAACTGATAGCACAAGATTAATTATATCTAAAATAAATCCTCTTAAAGAATCATTTCTTCTTCCTTTTCCAACGGCTTTATTACTAAGTAATATTTTTGATGAATACAAGGTATTTCTTTCTGAAGAGAAAGATAAAGTTTTATTTTCGAATGGTGAAACATTATTGCAGTCTTCTCTTATAGATGGAGAGTATGTTAATTATAAAAATGTAATTCCAAAGAATAAATTTAAATTTTCTATTAAAAAAACTAATTTAATTTTACTTTTAGAAAGGGCAATGATAATTGATATAGATTTAACTGAGTTTATTATTACAAAGGATAAAATAATAGTAAAAAGTAATTCAAAAGTATCCTCATATGAAGAAGAAATAAAGTCAAATTTTACAGGAAAGGAATTAAAAATAAAATTTAATCCAAAGTATTTATTAGATTTTTTAAATATCTATAATGATGAAATAATTACTTTAGAAGTAGATGGTTCAGAAAAACCAATATTAATAAAAGGAAAAGAAATAATTTATTTATTTCTACCAATGAGGGTATGATATGAGTTTAATAAATAAATATCGACCAAAGCAATTTTCTGAAGTAAAAGGACAGGATAAGATTGTTCAAACGTTAATCAATTCAATTAAATTAAATAAATTACATAATGGTTATCTATTGGCTGGTAAATATGGAACTGGAAAAACAACAGTAGCAAGATTACTGGCTAAAGCTGTTAATTGTAAAAATTTTAAGAATGATGTTTGTAATAAATGTTCTTCCTGTTTGGATGCTCAAACTGATATTCAAGAAATTGATGCGGCAAGTAATAGAGGAATAGATGAGATAAGAAAGATAAAAAGGAATTCGGGATTAATCCCATTTTTTAAAAAATATAAGGTTTATATAATAGATGAGGCACATGCATTAACTTCACAAGCAAGTAATGCTTTTTTAAAGACATTAGAAGAACCATCAAGTAGAACTAAATTTATACTTTGCACAACCGAACCCGGAAAGTTATTAGCAACTATTAAATCAAGATGTTTACCTTTTTATTTTGTACCAATTAGATTTTATGATATCAAAGATAAACTTGAAGAAATAACTCAAAAAGAAGGTTACAATTTAAAAGATTCAAAAATACTTTTTAAGATAGCTGAAAGGAGTAATAATACGTTAAGAGATGCAATTAACTATCTTGATTTATGTTTACAGAATACTGAAGATAAAACATTAACTTTAGATATAATAGAAAATACTTTAGGATTAATTCAAGATGACAAGATATATGAATTAATAGATTACTTAGTTGGAAATAGACCCCAGAAGTTTTTTACAGTTATTTCTTCATTAGTTTCTAACGGTAAAAAATACGAAGATATTATAGTTTATTTAAGAGGACAAGTAAAAGAAATGATATTTGTAAAGAAAGGATTAACAAAAAATATTTCTCCTTACAAATTAAAAATTATTAAAGAAAAAAATTATCCAATAGATAAATTATTTAAGATTTTAGTTATTCTAGGTAAAGCTATTAATTCAATTCAAGGATTTGTTAATCCAAAGGATACATCTGAATTAGCTTATTTACAAATTTTCCTACAGAAATAAAATAATAATATATAATATAATTATGAGTATAAAAATGAAGATAACAAAGCATTATGACAGAAATATCAATCTTGGTAACTATCAAACAGCAAGAGTTGGAATAACTCTTGAAAAAGAGGTTGATGTTGGGTCAACACCAGAGCTTAAAAAAATTAGTAATTCATTATTAGAAAAGTGTAAAGAATTAGTTCATGAAGAACTGGAACAATTAAAGGAGGAAGAAAATGGGTGAGGATGGTTTAAGTGTAACAGTAACAACAGCACAAGGATCAGGAAATTTTGCTAATTACTTCAGGGGGGAAATTGAAGAGGATACTTGGCATAAAGCAATTTTAAAAGAAATTGTTGAAACTGAAGGTAATTTTAAAGGGGCTAAATATCCGGCTTTTAGTTGGGTATATGAATTACAAGGAGATGATTTTACAATTGAGAATAAAGATAAAGAAGAAGTTCAAGCTCAAGTATTGGAAAAGACTTCCCAAAAGTTTACAGGACATCCAAGAACAAGCCGAGCTTATGAAAGATATTGTCAGTTAACTGGTGGTGAACCAGAACCAGGGGATAATGTTAGTTTAAAAGAATTGTTTGGTGTAGTTTGTAAGATAATGATTAAGAATACAGATAGCAAAAAAACAACAGATGCTGGGGATCCAATTATTTATCACAATATAGAAAAGATAAGTATTAAGGGATTAAAAAAAGATAAAGAAGAGAAATCAACAAAATCTAAAAAAGAAAAGGCAAAGAAGATTGAAAAAGAAGACAAAGAACCAGAAAAAGAAAAGAAAGACGATGACGGCATCTTTGAAGATATATTCTAATGTCATTGTTAACGCTTGACCTCTCGTTAAAATCAACTGGGTATGCTTTATTTGATAAGGAGGGCAACTTACTAGATAACAACAAAGTTTGCCCTCCTAAAGATTATACAAATCCTCAAAAGATTTTGTTCATTATAACAAAGTTAAAAGAATATTATAACCAAGTTAGCAACTTAGTAATAGAAGATGTTTACTTAGGGATAACTGGTGTAAGAAATTTAGTTTCATTATCAAGATTAGCAGGTGGTGTTATATATTCTTGGAAAGTTGAACATAAACCAGACGCAATTTTTATAGGAGCAACACATGCTCGACCTTTAGTTGGGTTGAAAGGAAATTGTCAGAAATCAGAAGTTCAAGTATTTGTTTTGAAGAAATATAAATTTGTATCACCTAAATTGATTTATCATTACGAAGTTGAAATAGAACGCTTAAATGAAGAAAAGATTTTAATTAAGCAAGCAAAAGCAATAACAGCTATACAAAAGAATGATAAAAAGAAAAAATTATCAAAGATTAAATATCAATTTAATAAACTTAGCAAACAAATTGAAAAAGAAACCGGATATGGAGAAGATGTTTGTGATTCAATTTTATTAGGTAATGCTTATTTCAAGGAGAAGAATGGAGTATGAATTAGAACTTACTGATAAGAAAAGTTTAAAAAGAATTCAAGATTTTTTTCAATCTCTTTATAATGTTTTAAGAATACAAAATGAAGATAGCTTTGAAGGAATTAACGGCGGAGCAAGTGTTCATTATGAAGTTAAAATAAAAGTAAAAGAGGAGTGGATATAAAGGGGTTTGAGAGGCATTTAGTTGAAGGGTATATATTATATAAGGTAGGTTATAAATAACGCTTAAAAGGCATTTATGGGAGATTATGAGGTATTTTAGTGGGGGTTATATATGGGTGAATTAGAAAAAGCAAAGAAATTATTAAATGATAAATTTGGGAACAATTACTTGAATTATGGTGGTAAGTTTTCATATGATGATTATAAGAGAAAGAGCTTTGGGATATTTGCTTTAGATATTGCTACAGGAGGAGGATTACCAGAAGCAAAAGTAGCTACAATTGCAGGAAAGTTTTCATCTGGTAAAACAACTGCTGGGATTTGCATGGCTGCTGGATGTCAAAAGAATGGTGGTAAGGTTGCTTGGATAGATACTGATAATGGATTAGACCCTATTTGGGCTAAAAAATTTGGATTAGATTATGAAAAATTATTAATATGCCAACCTAATACAATTGAAGAAGTATCTGATACAATTGAACCTTTAATAATGACTGGAGAATTAGATCTAATTGTTTTTGACTCAGTTGCTGCAACTCCCTCTAAAAAAGAACTTGAAGAAACATCGGAACAAAAATCAATGGGTGGAATAGCTAAAGCAGTTGGTCTGTTAATGAGAAAAGCTACTACCAGATTAAGAGGAACTAAAACATCTTTATTGATTGTAAATCAATTAAGAGATAAAATTGGTGGCTGGGGAGCTGCAGAATATATGCCTGGAGGAAACCAATTAAAAAATCAATCAGATATCATGATTTACATGAGAGCAAGTGATTGGGTTGGGGATAAGAAAAATCCAGAAGGTATTACTATTAAATTTAGAGTTTCCAAAAATAGAACTGCACCTCCTTTGCAAACTGGTTCATATGAATTATTATTTAAAGGAGAAGTAAATAATAAACATAGTATTTATAAACAAGCAGTATTGTTAGGGATACTTAAAAAAATAGGAGTTAATAAATTAAAAGATAAAGACATTCCTGAAGTTAAAAAAAGAATACTGCAAAGGTTGAAAGATGAAACAGAAGATAAATTACCTACAAAAGAAAACACCAAAACAAAAAAGCCAAGAGCAGGAAAAAAGAATAGCTAAAAAAGGATTTGTGACACCTGCTTCTGGGGCTTTCTGGCCGTTCAAAGGTGATGTGTCATTTGAAAATTATCTTGTTGAAGCTAAGCGGACAGATAAAAAGGGAATTAGATTAACAGAAGATGTTTTAGAAAAGATTTATAAAGAAGCAACTAATGATGGAAAGATAGCAGGAATAGAATTAGAATTTACAGATTACTACTTACAAGGAGTAGTTTATAAAAAATGAAAGAATCAATAGTAAAAACTAAAGTTAGAGGTCAACGGGTTGCACGTTTTTATAAAGGTAAGTGGCAAGAGGGCAAGAGAGGGTATAGATTTAAAAACAAATTAGAAAACCCTGCAGCAATACTGAGAGATATATTTATTAGAAATGGATTTTATAAGATGAAGAATTTTGATAAAAAAGAATCCGATAAGATTTTAGGACAACTATATTTATATTCTGAATCAAAAATAGAAGGGTTTATTTTATAATTAAATAATATATAATTTAAACATGCATTACCTTATAACTTCAGATTATCATTTATCAGAAAACAATCGATTAGAAGATACTATTAAGAATCTTAAAGTAATAGAAGAAGTTTCAAAAAAAGAAAAGTTTGATTATTATTTAAATCTGGGTGACTTCTCACCTTCATTTAGAAAATACTTTACACCATTAGAAGCAAAGATTTTATCTAATCATATTAGTAATATACAAGCAAAAAAGAAGATTGCTGTTGAAGCAAATCACGATAAAGTAAATAAAGATTTAACTACAGTTGATTGGATTCAAGGTATGCAAATAGTTAGCACTTTAAATATAACTGAACCATCAGGTTTAAAAATTCATGGAGCACATAGAACTGTTAGCGAAGCAGAGATGTCTTCAGGAATAAAATTAATTAATCATATAAGCTATAAAGAATTATACAAGCAAACTAAAGCAGACATAATTCTTTTAGGGCACATTCATAAAGCACAAATTTTATGTAAGAAAAATCCCTTATGCTTAATTGTTGGCAGCATTGAAAGAATTAACTTTGGTGAAAGAAATGAAGATAAATGTTTTTGGACTTTGAAAACAAATAAGGATAAATCCTATGAATTAACTAAACATAAACTAAAGACAAGAATAATGAAATATTTTAAAATAGATTTAGATGCAAACAAAATTTGGTGCAATGATGAATTAACTAAAACAATTGATGTTAAAGATGCAGTTGTGAAAGTAGATATTGTAGGCAAGAAGGAAGTAATAGCTAAAATTAACTATCAAAAGTTAATGGAAAAATTTAAATGTTGCTACAAGATAAAGACTCCGGTTAATTTTATTTACTCAGATACAGAAGCATTCAAAGATAAAAAAGAAAAGAAAATATCAATAAACGATGAAGATATTTTAGAAGATTATTGTAAATTAAATGAGATATCTGAACAGGTTAAAAAATTTAGCAAGAGGGTGATAACGGGATGAAAGTATATTGTGAAAATTGTAAATATTTAAGGGATAATGTCAGTAGATATTCTTATAGACCTATTCAGTATTTTTGTTTTTCTCCTATGAATATGACTACAAGTGAAGAACCTATTTATCAAGGAAAGAAACTTATTTTCGACCCAAAGGCTTTAAATAAAGATAATAATTGTGCGCACTATAAAAAGAAATGGTGGAAGTTTTGGATAAAGGATAAAACATGAATCTCAAACATCTCAACATTAAAAACTTTTTTAGTTACAAAGAATCATCAATACTTTTTTCAAAAGATGGTGTTTACACAATTTCTGGAAACAATCTTCAAACAGGGCAATCAAACGGTTCAGGGAAATCAACTATAAAAGAAGCAATGGAATATGCTTTATTTAATAAATGTAGATTACAAAGTATAGACGATGCTATCCACTTTGGGGAAAAGAAAATGGGAGTCAGAATTGCTTTTTCTTTAGATAAAGATATGTATTCAATTCAAAGAATTAGAGAAAAAGGAAAGAAAACTTCAGTTACGATACTTAAAAATACTGAAGATATATCCCTACCAAACTTAAAAGAAAATGATGCTTTGATAGAAAAAATACTTGGGATTAACTACGAGAAATTTATGCATTCGTTTTGTTTTGGTCAATCAGAATTTGATGACTTAAAGAATTTAACACCAGCAAAGTTAATTGACTTTTTAAAGAATGCTTTAGACTTAAATCGGTTTGATAATTATTTAGGTTTAGTTAAAGAGATACAAACAAAGAATGAAACAAAGTTAAATAAGTTACTAGGAATGAAAGAAGCTTGTTCAAAAGTAATTGTGAATGTAGATGAGAAGAAGAGCAAAGCTGAACTTAAAGATTTAGAGCTTAGATTAAATAATTATAAAAATGAGTTAGACAAAAGAGAAAAAGACAATGATGGAATTTTATCTATCCTCAATTCAAAGTCTTCTTCTTATAGTATTGCTACCAATATTATTAATGATATAAATAAAAAGTTGGATTTTATTAATGACCATGAAATGTGTCCTTTGTGTAAGACTAAATTAAAAGATGGTACTGTTTCAGTAACACTTTGCAAGAAATTACAAGCAAATGAAAAAATAAAAAAGGATTTAGCGAAAGAAGTAGCTCCACTAAAAGAAAAGAAAAATAAGTTTATTTCAGAAATTAAACCAAAAATTAGAGATAGAATATATGAAATACAAGAGGAAATATCTGAGATAAAAGAAAAATTAAACCAAAGTAAAAACTCAATCAACTTAAAAGAAGTAGAAGAAGATTATGAAAAGACTTCTAAGAGAAGAGGAGTTTTATCTAAAGCAACTGATATATTTAATTCAAAAGGGTTACCATTATACGTATTGAATCTATATTTACCCAGATTAGAAAATAAAATTAATGAAATTTTAGGTGAACTAACAGATTTTAAAGTATTTTTAAAGACACAGAAGACTCTAAAGGCAACAAAAGAACTAAGAAACACTTGTGAGATAATTTTATTAAAGGGTGAAAGAGAATACTCATTAGAAAATTTATCCAACGGAGAAGAATTTCTTGTTACCTTAGCTATAAGAATTGGGGTTAGTTGGTTTTATAATGTTAATAGAAGGTTCGAAACATTAATAATAGATGATGAGCTTGGAAATTTAGATTCAGTAAACAGAGAATTAGTTTTAACGTTCATTAGCAAATTAGTAAAATATTTTAAGAAAGTAATAATTATTTCTTGCATAGATGAAATAGAAAATTTAGATACTGAGAATAAAATATTTGTAGAAAAAAGTAATGATGTTAGTATAGTTAAGGAGGAAATTAATGGAAGATAGAATTATTTTAGAGTATAATAAAGGAGCAACAGATTTAGAGTTGTCTGAAATGTGTGATATTTCAATGTCAACAGTACAAAGGAAGTTGCTTAAGCTAAGAAAAGAAGATAAAATAATGTATCGTTCAAATACTTTTGCTCCCAAAGAACCAAATTTAGATTCTCTTTTATCAAAGTTTGAACTTTTAAAACTATTTGCTATTTATAAAACAAAAACTGCAGTAGCAAGGCAACTACACATATCACCGGAAATAATTTCCAAAAGTTGTATAGAACATGGGTTGGAGGATTCAAAAACAAAAGCGACTAAACTGAATTCCATTTTATTAGATTTAACTAAAGATTATAAGAAAGCTAATTTAAATAAGCAATTAAGAGTTGATGGAGAATCTTTAGTAATTGATATAGGAGATTGGCATATAGGAAAGACTGTAAAAGATGGAAAGGGAAAGCTTATATACAATGTAGAAATAGCAAAAACTAGAATAGAAAAGTTGATACAAGGAATGTTAAAACTTTTAGATTACCATTTAGCTAAACATATAAAAGTAGAAGAAGCTATAATTATTTGTGGTGGGGATATGGCTAATGGAGAGGGAATTTATCCAACACAAACTTATGACCAATCAGAAGCTCCGCCAGTTCAAGTAATGATTGTAGTAGAACTAATTATGAGTTTAGTATTGGCATTACTTGATAGAAACTTACTGGTAAAATTTTATGGTGTAAAAGGTAATCATGGAAGATTAGGAAAAGATGCCGACCCTGCGAGTAACTGGGATTTAATGGCTTACATGATTTTAAAGTTTGCTCAAAGAGAAAAGGGTTTAAAAAAGTTTTCAGTTGAATATACTGAAGCAGATTATTTATCCATAACTGTAAGAAATAAATGGAAATATTTAATTAGACACGAAGCATTTGCACAAGATGAAACATCAGCAGGAAGAGCAAAATATCTGGGGTGGATGAAATTGCATAATGCTGACGTAATTGTTTCTCATCACGTTCATCATTGGAGTGTTAACCATAGAAAAATTGTAAACGGTTCACCAGTTGGAGGAGATGATTTATCAGAGAGGATGGCTGTTTCAGACGGAAAACCTTCTCAATTATTATGGGTTGCTACTAATGAAAGAAGTCATACTGATTTCTACCCAGTAGATTTAAAGGAGCAAGAAGATGTTAAGTAAAAAATTAAAGCACCAAAGAATAGGACAAACAATTTTTAACTTTCTTGAATGGTTGGAGAAGAAAGGTTATAGTGATAATTTACAAAGTAAAAGAATGGCAGACCCATTCAATATTTCTGATGGTAATATGAATAAATTATATGAGGAATTTTTAAAGGAGAATGATGAAAAGTAAAATCGATTATTCAAAATTAACCTCGCTCCCTTTGGCTCAAACAAAAGAATGGGTAAACTTTGTTAACCTACATAAACCCAGAGCACTTGTTGTTTTATATGGTGATTTATTGATGGTTAGAAGATGGCTGGATAAAGATATTAAATTGGTTGTAGCAGCAGGATTCCCATTTAGTTCTTTAGACGGTGCTTTAGGATTTAAAGAGTTGTTTGATGAGTTGGATATGGTAATTGATTTAGAAGCGTATTATAAGGACTCTGATTTATTAAAAGTTAGTAAACAAATAGAAGATACTAAAAAAGAAATTGGAGATAAGATTTTAAAAGTTATAATTGAAACCTCGTTCATGCTGGAAAAAGAAAAACAAATTCCTGAATTGGTAAAGCTAGTAGAGAATTCAGGGGGAGACGTTATTAAAACTAATACTGGGAGATTCCCTCTCCAATTCGATAAAACTGTTCCTAAAAACAATATGCGAAATCGAACGTTTGAAGATTTACTTAAAGATATAAAAGGAATAAAAGATTGGACCAAATTACCGATTAAAGCAGCAGGTGGAATTAAAACCTTGGATGAATGTAAAAAATTATTATCATTAAAAGTAGATTATATTGGGACAAGTTCTGATTGTTGGATTGAGGAGAAAGATGATTAAAATAGTATGGGATTTAGATGGTGTTATTAGAGATTTAATGGGATATTGCCACAATAGATTTGGTGTTCCAAGTTCAACTGAGTGGTTTTGGAAACATAATGGCAAAGATGTATACCGCTTAGTTAAAGAAGACAACTACAATGCTTTAATTTATAGCCCCCCAACAAAATATCTTTCTACTATAAAAAAATACTCAAAGAAATTAGAAATATGGTCACACCAACCCCCAAAGTGGAGAAGTTATACAAAGCATTGGTTAGATTATTATTTAGGAGAGTATTCTATAAGGTATTTAACAACAAAGCAAAAACGAGCAAGATTAGACAAACATAAAGATACTTGGCTAGTAGAAGATAATCCAAATTTTAAAAGTTATAAAAGAATTATTTTAATAGATAGACTATATAATAGAAATGTTGATTGTTATAGAGTAAAAACTAGTTCAAAATTAAATAAAGTTTTAAATTACAGTAGGAGATAAAATGGAATTAAGTGAAGCATTAAAAATTACAGATGAGAGTTATAAAAGAAGAAGAGAATTAAGAATTAAAAAATGTAAGGATTATGCTAAAGATGACGATGCTTTAAAAAATTTTAAGAATATGTCTAAGATATTGTCTACTTTAAAAATAGACATTTCTAAGTCTTATGGTATTGCATTAGTTTATGTTGTTCTTAAAATAGATAGATTATGTAATCTAATTTTTCAGAAGAAAGAAATTAATCCAGAGAACGAAAGTGTGTTAGATACGTTTGATGATTTGAGTAATTATATTGATTTAGCAAGAGAGAATTTCATCGAGGAATATAATGAAACAAAAAAAGTTAATAAATCTATTAAATGAACTTAACCAACCCTTTGATTATTTGGCTTGGAAGTATAAGTTAAACAGTGAAGAGAAAGAAGATACCATTCAAGAATTAAAAATGATGGTAATTAAAGATTATAAAAAAAATAAAACAAAGGGTATGGGTTGGTGGTTTTTGAGAGCTAAATGGAATCTATTGAATCGATTGACAAAACATATGAAAAATCCTCTGGATAATTCTATTTCTATTGAATCCTTTTTTGATAAGGAAGAATGAAAATTAATTCAGAAAAAATTTCAAAATATTTATCTATCAGCCCAGATAAAATTGGGTTGAATTTACATTTAATGGATTTAAAAAATCGTTTGACTGAAAGACAATTCATTATATTGAAATTAAAATTAAAGAGTTATAAAAATATAGAGGTAGCTAAAAAAATTAAAATGTGTCCTGCTACAATAACAAAAGAAGTTACAAAAATTAAAATAGTTTTGAGGGAGTATGTTGGATAAGGAAATAATCAAACGAAGAGATAGGGTTCAAGAACTTATTTTGCAGGGGTACACTCAGCAAAAGATTGCGGGGATTTTAGAAGTTCATTCGCAAACTATTCACAAGGATGTAAAGTTTCTAAATAAAAGATACGCAAAGTATGCAGCTAAACACCCTGAGTATCTAAAGAAAAAATTAGAAAAGGTTTTACAATTTGTAGATGAATTAAATATTTTAAAAACTAAATACTGGGAGCTTAAAAATAAAGCTGGGCAAGAAATTACAATACCTGGAAAGAAAGAGGGTGTAGAACTAACAATCCCAAGAGGTTCAATTGATGATGAAAGAAAGATGTTAGATAGTATTGTTAAGTTAATTTCAGAGCAAGCAAAGATACTTCAAATAACTGGTGGTCAAGAGGAGAAATATTTGCAACAGAACTTTATTCACGCGGATAAGCTTACTATAAAAATAACCACCTTAGTAGAATATTTTGTTCAAATAGTTTATAAGTATGTTCCTAAAGAATCCCAGGCCAAAGCTTTGATAGAGTTAAAAGCCTATAAAGAGGATGAAAAATAATATATAATATTAATATGAAAAGTTTAACAGACAAAAAATACAACCATTTACTTTGGAAAGACGAATTAGGAGATACTTTCTTACTTTTAAAATATGCTGAAGTATATAAGTTTTCCGAAGATACAATTAGATTACATGTTTGGGGGTATAAAATATATAAACAGATTAAGAAAAAAGGAATTATTTTAAATGAAATACTAACAGGGGAAGATTTTAGAATAATAGAAGTTGAAGTAAAACATTTATCTTTTTTAATTGAATTGGGTGCTTCTAAAAGAAGAGCAAACATAACTGGTAGCTGGATAAAAAATCAAGAAGAAAGACTAGGACATAAGATTTTAGTATTTAAGGAATTATGAAGAGATTTGTAGTGGGCGACATCCACGGAGCATTTAAAGCATTACTACAATGTCTTGCAAGAAGTGGGTTTGATTATGAAAATGACTTACTTATTTGTATAGGCGATGTAGTAGATGGTTGGCATGAAGCTCCTATGTGCATAGAAAAATTATTGACTATTAAAAATTTAGTATATGTTTGGGGTAACCATGATTGGTGGGTTAATAAATGGTTTAAAGAAGGCTGGACTCATATAAATTGGGAAATGCAAGGTGGGCAAGCAACAAAAGATTCTTACATCAAACACGGAGATTTACTTGTAAAACATAGAGATTTCTTTGACAGAGCTGTAAAGTATTATATTACAGATAATAAACTATTTGTTCATGGTGGTATACCACCTAGCATAATAAAAAGACCAATAGAAAAACAGGAACTTAATGATTTAATGTGGGATAGGGATTTATTTAGAGTAGCAAGATTTAAACACTATAAAAACCCAGATTATAAATATGCTGGTTATGACGATATATTTATTGGGCATACAGCTACTGAAGGAGTACATAAGGATGAACCATTTAGAGTTTGCAATGTATGGAATGTAGACCAAGGAGCTGGTTGGAGTGGAAAATTAACTATAATGAATATAGACACTAAAGAATTTTGTCAATCGGACAATGTATTAAAACTTTACCCAGATGTAAGAGGGAGATATTAAGATGAAAACTGTAGATAAAATTTGGGGTAGAGAAGAGTTATTAATAAATACTGAACTATATTGTGCTAAATATCTATATATTAATCCTGGCTATCAAACATCATTTCATTATCATAAATTGAAAGACGAAACTTTTATAGTAATAAGCGGATTTTTAAATTTAATATTAGATTCACAAATAGTTTATTTAACACAAGGAGGGTGCGGGATACATAGGTTAAAACCTAACACAAATCATCAACTGAGAAATCTAGCAGTGTCAGAGTTAAAAGTTTTAGAAATAAGTACAAACCATAAGGATTCTGATAGTTACAGAATCACAAAAGGAGGAGAAATCCAATGAGTAAGTATGAGGAATATGCAAAGAAGTTAGAAAAAATAGCGGGTACTCCCGAAGGATTGATAGCAGAGGTTCTGTTAGATATTCGATATGTACTTAATAGCATAGATAAGATAATGAAAGGGAAGACAGACAAGATGCCAGAAAAGAAAGCTGAATAAGGCATAATTTAATTTCAAATATACACGAAAGAGGATAAGACTGATTAAAGGTTTTATCCTCTTTTTTGGTTATTTTTAATAAATATTACTACATATAAATTTTTCTTTATCTATATATGGACATTACAAAGTTAATACAGAAAACTGTTGAAGAGACAGTTGATAAAAGCAAACAAGGCGATGATGTTTGGGAAGAATATCCAGTATCTCCAGTTGTTTTTTTTAAAGATTGGTTAAAGCCTGAGTTATCAGAACCACAATTAGATGTATTTAATAACTTATTTAAGGGTAAAGAATGGAATAAAGATTACCTGGAATACCTTTTATTTTGGGGTGAAGGCGGAGGTAAGGATTTTACTTGTGCTCGTATCTTAATTTATACAGCTTATTTTCTCATGTGTCTTCGTTCACCACAAAGATGGTTAAACTTTACCGAGAATGAACCAATTGATTTAGTCAATATTAGTGTTTCAGGGATTCATTCAAAAAATGTATTTTTTAATAGATTTACTACAGCACTGAAGGCAGTTATAAATCCAAAAACAAATAAAAATTGGTTCGCTGAAAAAGGAATGGATTTAAGAGATATGAAAGATATACAAATGTCAAAAGTTAATTTTAAAAAAAATATTACAGCACATAGTTTGAATAGTGTTAAATACTCAGGAGAAGGAAAGAATATTTTGTTAGCTATATTTGATGAAATAGCAGAATTTAAACCCCATAAAGCAAAAGAAATTTATGATAATTTATGGTTTACTGCCGAAACAAGATGGGGCAGCAGAGATGGTAGTTCTTTTAGGATTATTTTAATATCATATCTTAGACATGAACATGATTATATGAATTATAGATGGGAACAATCTAAAACAGAACAAAAAATTTATCGGAGTAAAAAAGCAACTTGGGAGGTTAGACCCGATAAAACGAGAGAAGACTATAACGAAGCATTTAAAAAGAATCCTGAAGAAGCGGCAAGAAGATTACAGAATATTTTAATGAAAGGAGCAGGCAATTCATTCTTTGTTTATAGAGAAAAAATTAAAGAAGCCATCAATGTAAATAGAATATCTCCCTTTATTGGCAACCCCCTGAAGACTGATGATTTAAATGATTTAACTTTAGCTTCTTGGTTTCAGCCATTCAAGACACAAGAAATATGTGAATTGGAATTGAAATCAAATATATCTGAAATAGAAAAAAAGTTATTAACAAGCTTAAAGTCACAGCATAGTGATGCATTATATTTTGCACATATAGATTTAGCTAAAGGAAAAGACACAGGAGATGCTGTAGGATTTGGATTTGGTCATCTATTTAAAAAGAATCCTGATTTAGATGATGCTCCACTTCATATCTATATTGATATTCTAATGCAATTAAGAGCTGTTGAGGGAGAAATTGATTTTGAAAGAATTAGAGATTTTTTATTCAAATTAAACGATTTAGGATTTCCTTTTGGTAGAGTAACTTTAGACGGTTATCAGTGCTTAACTGGGGATACAAAAATAAAATTGATAAATGGAACATCAATAGAGATTAAAGATTTGGTGGGAAAAAATCCTTGGGTGTATAGTTATAATGGGGAAGAAATAATCCCTACTAGAGCAAAAAATATAAGAAAGACAGGAAAGAAATCTCCGGTTTATGAAGTTACTTTAGATAATGGAGAAAAAATAAAAGCTACGGGGGAACATCCTTTTATGCTTCGAAATGGAGAATATAAAAACTGTAAGAATTTAAAAAAGAACGACTCGTTAATGCCGCTATATTTAAAAATTTCTAAAAATAAAGGAATTAAAGGATATAGACTAGTATACCAACCAGCTAAAAAAGGTAAATGGGTTTATGAACATCGTCATTTTATGAAATATTATAATACAAATAATTATAATAAATATTATAGAAATGGATTTGTTATCCACCATAAAAATTTTAATAAACTAGATAATACAAAAGAGAATCTTGCTTGGATGGATAAAATTAAACACATTAAATATCATCAAAAATTAGTGGCTAAATTTAATTTGGGAACAAAACGAACTAGCCAGCAAAGAAAGAATATAAGTTTAGCTCATATTGGGATAGAAAACAAAAGTAAAGGAAAAACATATAAAGAAATATATGGCATTAAAAAAGCGAATGATATTTTAAGAAGAATTAGTTTAAATGGAAAAGGCGTAAAACGTTTTTATGTCAGAACAGAAAAACAGCTAAAAGAAAGCAGCGAACGGATGAAAAAAAGGTGGAAAAATAAACAATTTAGAGAGATAGTAACAGATAAAATTTCTAATACCGTTACAAAATTGTGGGAGAATGATATATATATAAATAGAAGAGATACTTCCAGCTATGGAATTGATAATTTTAATACTCGACTAGATGTAACTATAGAAAAAGTACAAAAATTAATTAAACTAAAATTAAGTCAAAAAGAAATAGCCCAAAAGTTAAATTGTAGTCAAGCATTAATTAGAAGAAGAAAGAGATTTGGGAATTTGGTTTTAAATCATAAAGTTGTTTCTGTTAAATTTTTTGGGTACGAGGATGTTTATGATATGGAAATTCCTAAGTATCATAATTTTGCGTTAGATGCTGGAGTATTTGTGCATAATTCAGTTGATTTTGAGCAACTATTAAATAAGAAGGGAATTAAATGTGAGCAACTATCTGTTGATAAAACAGACGAAGCTTATCAAACATTAAAAGAAAGAATATATAATAAAACTGTAGATTACTACGCATACCCTGTCTTTATAAGAGAGTGTGAAGAATTAATTAAAGTAGATAATAAAGTTGACCATCCAGAAATCTCATTACGAAGAAGCATAGAAGAAGGAAACGATAGGGGTTCAAAGGATGTTGGTGATTGCGGTGCTGGAATTGTTAAAAGTGCTCTTGATTATGAAAGAGAAATTGATAGCGATTGGGTGGGAACTAGTTTTTAATGGAGGAAAATCATGTGGAATATTTTTAAGAAAAAACACGAGCCAGAAATTTTAGAGGTTAATTTACCCAAACAAGATGTAAAAACAATTAAATCATCAAGAGGAATTGTTGAAGAGGCGTCTGTTCACGGAACGGGATTTGGTGATGATTATGTTGACAAAATTTTTCAAATATCAGGTATAAATAATGATAAGCTATGGGACTGTTATTGGAATAATTCTTGGATAAGGGCTTGCATTGATAAAATAATCAAAGAAGTTTGTAAATACAAAATAATAGTCAAACCAAAAGCGTCAGTGGAAGATAAAGACAGCGAAGAGATACAAACAAAGATTAAAGAAATCGAAACTTTATTAGCCAACCCCAACCCAAAAGTCGAATCATTTGACGGAATACGAAGAAAATATTTAAGGGACATTTTGATTTATGATGCAGGTGCTTTAGAGATAGTTAAAAAGAGTTCAGAATCTAAATCAATGAAATTAAAGTTAACTCAAAAGGTAAAAGATTTAACAACCCTAACTCTTGAATATAAAAAAGACCAAAAAGAACTCAATTCAAAAGAAATGATTGATGCTAGAGAAGAAATTACCCAATTAAAAACTAAAATTAAAGAGCAAGAAGAAGCTGAAAAGGATAAATCAAACAAACCAACTGAATTATATGATGTGGCAGGAGACAAAATAAAATTAAATATTGATACCCACGGCAACTTTAAAGAAGGTGTGGCTTATAGATTAATGTATAATCAAGCATCAGTTGCAGACTTTAAAATAGATGAGTTAATTTATTTTATTGCTAATCCAATAGCTGGTAGTGCTTATGGAATATCACCACTTGAATCAGTATATAACACAGTTATAGCTGATAATCAAGCAGCAATTTTAAATAGAAGAAGATTAGAGAATGATGGAATGATTTCAGGTGTTTTAAGTTTTCCAGGCATGAGTGAAAAGAAATTGAAAGCGAATGTAATGTTTTGGAAGACGCAAGCAAAAACTAAAGCAGGACGATTTGTTATAACTTCTTCTCCTGATGTTAAATTTACAAAATTGACTGAAAGTCCTGAAGAAATGCAATTCATGGAATATCAAAGATGGATATTGAATAAAATAATGGCTGTATATGGACTACAACCAATAGTATTAGGTATTATAGATGTAGGAACAGGAAAATTAAATTCAGAAGAACAAAGAAGACAATTCAAGTCAGACGCAATCATCCCATTATTGAAATTGGAATCTCATCACTTAACAGACGTTTTAATTAGACAAGGATTTGGATACGATGATATAGAAATTGATTATGAATCACCCAAACAAGAAATTGATTTAGAAAAGATGTCCGGGATAGTAGAAAAGATAGCTAAATTAGGTAGTGTGATAAGAAGAAACGAAGCAAGAGAATTAATTGGGCTGCCTTTATTAGATGAAGCCGAAGGAGGAGATGAATTAATCCAAGCAGGAAAAGAACCTGGAACTGAAATAAATGTGGAACCTGGAAATAATATGGCTATGCTAAGCCAACTTGACAAAATAAGAGAAAGAGTTGAAACTTTATTTCAATTTGAAGACGAACCTATGGTGAATGAGGAAGCTGAAAATTTAGAAGTTCAATTAAATTTAAAAAAGAAAAAAATTTACGATGGGTTATTAAATCGTTTTGGGAGAAAATCAAATGAAAAAAATTGAACTTTATAATGACTTTGAATTAAAAAATAAACTAACTGAATCTGATGAGCACGGTTTCATTTTAGATTTAGGTGAAGGGGAAGTAGGCGAAGTTAAAGAATTCGAATACTACATTTATAATCCAGACGAAAAGGTATTCAAAACCGATTTAAAATTTGAAGTAAATCACCCAGAAGTTAAAATTGAATTTGCACCCACATCATTAGACCCAAAACAAAAAGCAAAATTAAAAATAATATGGTCTCCAGCATTAGAAATTGAAGATGCTTTAGTTACTGGAATGAAAATTGTTGGGAACAATAAGTGGAAGAAACCTAACTTAGTTGGTTAATGAACATATTATTAAAAAATCCAAACACTGGCAGAACCAAAAACAACAAACAAGAAATTACTTCCTCTGCAGGACAAACAGTTTTCACACTTGATTTTACTCCAGCAGGTAATTCATTGTTAGCTTTCGTTCAAGGGATATTAAACGGTGAAGGAACTGACTATACTTTGTCAGGTAAAGTAGTTACATTTATAGAAGGAATTAGAAGTAATAGAAAGGTGTTATTCTTTTATGCATACAATGATTAAAAACTTATTTATCTTATCCGTATTTTGCTTGTTATCATTTACTCAAGCTCAAGCCTATGACCCATTTGCAGACCAGATTCAAACAGATACTGCAAGTTGGACAGGAAATTTAAGTTCAGCAGATAATAATGCTCAAAAAGCTTTTGATACTATAAATTTATTGCCCTTGACAGGTGCTGTGTGGGGAAGTATAACAGGAACTTTATCAAACCAAACAGATTTACAAAATGCTTTAAATGCAAAAGAAGGAACAATTGCTGCTGGATTAACTTCTCAATATTGGAGAGGAGATAAATCATGGCAAACTTTAGATACATTAATAGTAACAGAAAACACTAATCTTTATTATACCACAGATAGAGTTGATACTTGGTTAGGCGGGAAATCAACAACTAATTTATCTGAAGGAAGCAATTTATATTATACAGAAGCAAGAGTATCAGCAAATACAAATGTATCAACAAATACAGGGAAAGTAACTGAATCAACAACTGTATCATTACCATTAGATTTATCTACTTACAATATTTCAATGCCATTAGCAACTTCAATAGCTAGTGGGTATTTAAGTTCAACTGATTGGTCTACCTTCAATGGCAAACAACCTAATATTACTTGGGGAAGTGGACTTCAATATGCAGGAACCACAGCAAGTGTATTTTATAATACTGATAATTTAAAAATTACAAGTACTAGATTAAACACTATTCAAGATATCGGAACTACCAGTACTCCTACATTTACAGGTACTAACATAACAGGAGTACCAGCAGCCTCAGTATTAGCAGGGACATTCGGAACGGGTAGTTACACTATTGATGCACAATTAACCGCAGACACCCTCACAGATGGCACACTAACCATAACAGGTGGCAATCTTTCAACAACAGGCACAGGAACATTCGGAGATTTAGTTGTAGATACAAATACTTTAGTAGTAAATGCTGCTGGATATACT